CTGATCGGCAGGAGACAATACGCCAACTCCACCCGCAGTCCCCATGCTGGACATCATTCCGCCAGCGCCTCCAGTGCCAGAAGCAGTTGCTGCTAAACTTGCTGCTCTTCTTGAAGCGACATCCGCACTAAAATCTGTACGGGCCTGTCCGGTAAGCTCACTTTCTAATATCTTGAACTGACCGCTGGTCGTGACTGCGCCTAATACGCTATTTATAAGTGCAAAAAAGTCCTTCAGCGGTCCAGCGATTAAAGCTTGTAACTGAAGCGTTAAGGCGCTCCACAACCTAGTTGTTTTATCACTTTCTGTGCCTAAGTCTTGTAAAGCTGTTACCCCTTCGTTTCCTATTTTCTGAACAAGCTCTGTTGTCAGTAGCGTACTTAACTTTTCAATTTCTCCCAAGCCTTCAAGTTCAGCAGCTAACTTTTCAGTTGCGTCTTTGCTAAACAGTGACTTCTCACGCATTAAATCAAGCGCACCACTCGTGGAAGTAAGTGCTTGACCAGTCTCTGCTGCTCCTTTAGCAAATGCTTCAACTTGTGCAGTAAGTGCGCTAGCAAGGATTGATCCGCCCAGTCCGCCAGCCGCTCCACCAAGACCACCTGCTAATGCCTGTATTGGGCCACCGCCAAATAACAGTGGGAAGCCAGCGCCTGTTGCAATATCTTGGAACCTGCCTCCTCTTCTCCTTCTTCCCCCGCCTCCCCCGCCAGGGCCGCGCCCAGCTGCTTCAAGTTTTTGTCGCTTGCGTAAGATACTTTGCTTGACTTTTTCTTGGCGAATTATTTCATTATTTTGGCTAACTTCCTTCGCTTTTATATCTAAGATTCGATTATTGTCTGCAATGGATGCGGCATCCAAACCTCTTGATTTTTGCTGCAAGCCTATTAAAGCTTTTTCGAGTTGCAGCTCGCCTTTTTTTATCTCCAATATTCGCTTTATTCGTCCTTCAACGGCTGATGATTGGCCACCAAATACCGAAGACGCTTGACCCGGCCCTATTGGTCCAGCAAACTGAGTTGTTCCACGAGCCTGACCTGGCCTCAAATATCGACCAGCCATGCTGCCACCAGGCTGGCGAGCTGACGCAGCAGCAGCGTTATATTTTTTTAGAGCAGCAGTAGCTTTTTCCCTGCCTTGTATTTCCTGTTTAACCAGCTTATTAGTTAAATCTTGGGCGCCATTTGCGAGGCCCAAAGCGTCAACATAGTCTTTAATAGCTTTTGCATAATTACCAGCAGCCTGCCCAGACTTGTTTAAGACAACCCTCGTCTTTGCAAGATTGGCAGTAGCTTCCTTTAAAGTTCTATTGTATTCATTTAAACTTGCAACCTGCTTGCTGCCAAAAACAGGGTTCCTGTTGACCTTGTCAATACTGCCAGAAAGAGTGTTTACCCTGGCAAGAAGCTTTTCAAGAGCAGCTGTGCCCCTAGTCCCGACTTCAATAGTTGCGGAATAAGAGGCCACAAGTCAAAAACTCCTATTCTTCCACTCTACCTGCGCCTACGGGCCTTTGCTAAATCCTTCTCCTGCTCTTCGTTCAAAATTTTAAAATACGCGCTCCAGCCCAAAACCTCTTCTGCTGTCATCGTTGACCGTAGCTCCGACAAGCTCATGCCCAGTTCTTTGGCGATGCCAAACTGCAGCATGAGCCAGTTGTCCTTCCGAAGCTCGGCTCCTAGGATTTTGGGTCGATTGCCTCTTCTTCGTCGTCAGTCAAAATTGCCAGCATCAAGGATTGCAAGTCCTTGTCCTTTACCTCGTTCTTAAGCACATCGACTTCACCAGCCAAGAACAAAGACTCTCCCCCCTCATCCTTAGCCTTGGTGATCAGCAACTGCAAGGCAAACGCATTGGCGTCATCCGATCCAGCACGCTTCTGAGCACGCTCACGTTCCGCCATTGTTAACGGAGCAACCCACATCTCAAACTCAGTCTTATCTGAAAGAGTAACTACTCTTTTTGTTGCCTCTAGGTTTGCGGCTTTCTTAAGACGATCAATGGCGCGTAATGCCATGAGTTAAAACTGATTGTGCCACTACACTAGCATTAAAAAAACCCCTAACAATGTCAGGGGCTTCTTTATTGTCAATCGACTACTAGCTCTTAGCGAAGTCGAATGTAGGAGCTGATGTTGGACGGAAGTTAATAGAAATTGCCTGAGCGTCGTCTGGCGTTACTGAAAAACTTGCAGAAGTGAGTACCGCTTCCATTGAGATGGAACGGCTAGCTGCATCATCTGGCGTACCAGCTGTGACAACTGCATCCATATACAACTTGAAAGTTGCACCGGCTTGGTTGCGCTGGGTAACGTCTTCAATCAAACGAGCCGAAATACCGGTGTCGTCATCAGTGAAGTAAACCTCAGCTGAACCTGTACCATCCGCAAAACCAGAGATAAAGGTTCGGAATGGTGCGTTTTGGCCCAAAGTGCCACCGATGCTTGTTACATCGATTTCATCTCGGGTTACTTCAAAGTTCCAAGAGCGTACATTCGCAACTGATTGAAACTCCGTAAACGCAATTGTGAAGGAGCTGGTGCCGTCAGTCCCGTCGTTAGACAGTGCGAGCACAGTACCGCCTGCTGTTGCGGAGAACGTTGCCGCTCCACTAGAAGCGGTATAGGTCTTGACAAAGACAGGAGTTGCCGCAGCCAAACCACCGGGGAGGGTGCCCCCGCCAGTAGCAAACGAAACTTTGTCGTTTACCTTGAAGTTCAGGAATGTTCCTACTTTGATCGTGTCAGTGCCAGAAGTTACATCTGAAGCCTTAAAGGTTCCAGATGTGCCAGCAGGCTTGTAATAAAGGGCGCCAGAGGTGCCCGAAAGGACGGTAGCCATTCGTGGTACTGAGAATGGTGGACTTACGGGCGAAACCCGGACTCATACAGCTTAGCGTGCGAAGAACAAAACATCTAATCTTGATCCTCTGCCGTAAATGACGCATCAATCCGTCCTACAAAATGGGGGCTTGCTTCTTCCGCTGAAAACGTTGGTCCGTTGATCGCCCCTGGACGCAAATAAATACCTGAGCTATCTCGCGTTGAAGCAGACAAGCCCGTCAAAGTTGTTACTGCAGTATTCAATAAAGTTTGATTTCTGGCAGGGCCTTTTCCCTTTTCGCTGTAAACACGAATAATTGCACTGCCGCGAACAAAGTCAAGATTGTTGGTCAGTGTTACTTCTGTTGTCAGGCCAAATGCAACGTTTACTCGAACGTACTCAGTAGTTGCATTTGCAGGCGCTGCCGTAATGCCATCAAAAAATACAGGCACTGCTGGGCTTAGTGCCGCGAATGCTGTTTGAAGCGGGCCTTCAATGGCCGCACGAATAGCTTGGTATCTCATCGCTTACTTTCAAAGCCGAACAATACTCCTCGGCTTAAAGACTGTTGCATTTTGCCTGCACTTGCATAAGTCGAATACCAATCAAGCTCTGCTGTACTTCTAGCATTGCCTCCTGACCCAAATCCTCTAACGTCACCGCGAAAGTGAGGGCCTTGTGGTCTTTTACCTGTCTCAACGACCCTTCCTATTGGTCTCAAGTTTTCACGAGGAGTGAAAAATACTCCCTGCTCTAAGTCCAACGCATAAGGAGCATAAGAACTTATGTTTACAATCTCAAATTTCTTGACTCGTGCAATCTCCTTAATTGATGCAGACAGCAATGGTACGTCCTTCAACGTGTACGGATAGCCTCCACCAGTAGACCCAGAAGCTCCTTTCCCTATTGGAACTGCTACCCAGTTGTCCTTAAATTTACCACTCCACTCGGGGCCAGCCTCCGCAAGATCGTTCATGATTTCAACAGCTGCAAAACGGGCGAGTGTGTTGATCAAATCTCGCACGTCAGTAGACAATTGGCTGACTTGCTGACGCCTACTTGCCATTACTGGGGCCTCGCAACAATCGTGTGGAGCAAAGGATCTTCACCCCGAAAGCTCAACACATTTAAAATCTTGGCTTCTCTTGTCGCTCCAGCCTGCGAATACTGGATGCGGTCAGCCTCAGTTGGATAGTAAGAGCCCAGCTCATCACCACCAATAATTACCTTGATGTCAGTTGTTTGGTAAAGCCCTTCGCTTTCTCTTGCTGAAACATTAGAAATCAAACCTTTCAGCACAAC